GTAACATATATTACTGGAATAGGAATGTATAATGATACTAATGAATTATTAGCAACAGCTAAATTATCAAAACCACTTAAAAAAGACTTTACAAAAGAAGCTTTAATTCGTGTTAAACTAGACTTCTAAATGAATGGGTGCATTCAAATCACTAACAACCTCAGATTTTACGGTTGTACCGTTTATTGTTAATAAAAGTTTTACTTTTATTGGGTCTAGTTCTTTTGAAGCTTCTAATGTTGGAATTGATAGATTAATTGGGACTAATATCCCAAACACTTCCCCATTTACTGAAACTACAGAACCTACTACTGGTATTATAGGAACATATTACCAAAGAGATATTTATTCCTCAGTAAAGCAACTTTATTATACTAATTATATCATTAATCCTATAAGTGGTTCTTTATTAGAATACGAAACCTCCCCAATAGGAGAAGGATTTAATGTTTTAGTTTCAAATTATACTAATACTAATGTATATAGTAGATTTTATAATTATGAAGCTACAACTTTATCTCAATCAAGATATTTTCCTACTGAGTCGGGAGCACAAGTTGGAATAATTTCAATTCCTTCTAAACTTTTTGGAGAATATATAAACCCAAATACTTTTTATTATACCTTTAACTATAGTGGCTCTGCAGTAACTACTATATATGATAATGGAGAAGGAAATTTACTTGAAAGTGGATCTGATAATCCTGTAGGGATTATTACATACCAACATGGATTAGCAATTATTACCTCTGCTTCTTTATTAACCAATTTTACATCATCAGTAAATGTAACTTGTAGTTTTCAAAGTGCTATAACTATATATGAGACTCAATATAGATGTACTTTAAGAGAAAATGAATTTAACTTTTCCCAAAACCCAAGTCTAATTTCTGGAAGTGGATTTACTAATCCACTAAATACTACTTGCTCAATTGATCAAAGAGGTATCGTTTATAATTTTGTTACAGGATCATGTTTTGACCCATATGTTACATCAGTTGGTTTATATAATGAAAACCAAGAATTATTAGCAGTAGCCAAATTAGCCCAACCACTTCCTACATCTCGTACTACAGATATGACAATAGTTGTTAATTTAGATATGTTTTAAAATTTTATGAATTGGTTATATTTAAATAAGGTTATAAATTCAATAGAGGATTTACCTACAAATGCATATGGGTTTATATACAAAGTTATAAACCCTGATGGTAAATTTTATATAGGTAAAAAAAGTCTTTATCACAATACAAAGAAAAAACTTACTAAAAAAGAATTACTAGAACAAACAGGTCCTGGAAGGAAAGCTACTACTAAAATAGTTCAAAAAGAATCTGATTGGAAAACATATTATGGTTCTGCTAAAGAATTAAAAGAAGATATAACAAATATAGGTAAAGAAAATTTTACTAGAGAAATATTAAAAATTTGTTATACTAAAAAATCATTAACTTATTGGGAAATATCATACCAATGTAAAGAAGATGTTTTATTAAATAACACATATAATGATAATATATTAGGAAAATTTTTCCGAAAAGATTTGGAATAATTTTTATCTTTATTATCTTATGGGCTATGGTTGATCAACTACTTGTTACATTAGTAGATTCTATATTAGGTTCTGGTAGAGATACTGCTAGAAGTAATAGGGCATATCACTGTCCTTTTTGTAATCACCATAAACCTAAGTTGGAAGTATGTATGGATACTAATTCTAAAGGAGAAAATCCTTGGAATTGTTGGGTTTGTGGTAAGAAAGGAAAAAAACTTATTAATTTATTTAAATCTTTACATGTTGATTCATTAAAGATAAAAGAAATAAAATCATTAGTAGGTGATTCTAAATCAACCCTTACCCTAAGTCAAACAGAAACCATTTCCCTCCCAAAAGAATTTACCCCCCTCTACCCCAACCCAGAAGGAATTATAGCTAAACATGCTTTAACATATTTAAAAAATAGAAATGTTACCGAAGAAGATATTATAAAATATAATATTGGTTATTGTGAATATGGTGAGCATGCTAATATGGTTGTGATTCCATCATATGATGAAAATGGTACTTTAAACTATTTCTCAGCTCGTAGTTTTGATAAAAATTCTTCTAGAAAGTATAAAAATCCTCAAATTTCAAGAAATATTATTCCATTTGAATTTTATATTAACTGGGATTCTCCTTTAATATTATGTGAAGGAGTATTTGATGCTTTAGCAATAAAAAGAAATGTTATCCCATTATTGGGCAAAAATATTTCCAAAGAATTAATGAAAAAAATAGTAACGTCTTCAATACAAAAAATATATATAGCTTTAGATAAAGATGCAATAAAAGAAGCCTTAGGTTTTTGTGAAAATTTATTAAACCAAGGTAAAAAAGTTTATTTAGTTGAATTACAAGATAAAGATCCCGGAGAAATGGGATTTGCTAATTTTACTAACTTAATACAACAAACCCCTAAATTAACATTCTCAAAATTATTTGAGAAAAAACTCCAATTAGTATGATTGAAAAAAATGTAAATGTCAATAAAAAATCAGTAACCCGTATTTTATCAGTTGACCCTGAATCTAAAAGAGTTAATATAGCTGATAATAGATTCTACAGCAGAAATGAACACTATTACCCATCTGTAACTAGTATCCTACAGTTTTTACCTAAAGGTAAATTTTTTGAAACATGGCTTAAAGATGTAGGACACAATGCTGATATTATTGCTAAAAAAGCAGCAGATGAAGGAACACAAGTTCATGATGCTGTTGAACGTTATTTATTAGGTGAAAAAATAGAATGGATAAATAAAGAAGGTTATTCAAATTACTCATTAGAGGTTTGGAAACTAATCTTAAAATTCCATGATTTTTGGACTACTGTTAAACCAACCCTAATAGAAAGTGAAATTCACCTATTCTCAGATAAATATAAGTTTGCAGGAACATGTGATTTGGTTGTTGAAATAGATGGAGTAAAATGGTTATTAGATATTAAAACATCTAACTCAATTCATACAGCTATGGATTTACAACTAGCTGCTTATTCACAAGCATGGGATGAAACATTTGAAGAAAAAATAGAAAAAAATGGTATTCTTTGGTTAAAATCATCTAAACGTGGTGAAGATAAAAGTGGTAAAAAAATTCAAGGTAAAGGATGGGAAATATATGAACCAACTCGCACTATTGAAGAAAACTTTAAATTATTTGAAACAGTCCACGAATTATTTAATCTAGAAAACCCTAACCCAACCCCAAATACAGATCAATACCCTATTGAAATCCAGATCCCTTCATAATATTTATAATAAAAATATAAAATGATATCATTGCTTGGGATCTTTAAGGAATTAATTCTTGAAGGAGGAAATGTATTTGGCACTACTTCCCCTATTAAAAAAGAATATATACAACCTACTTTAGAAAAATTCACACAGGAACTAAAAAAAGTATTTCCAAAAGTTGACTTTAAATTTAGCACCCTAGGATCAGTAGGTAAAAAAGATGAATCTGGTGATATTGATTTAGCATTAAGTGTAGACCAGTTTATGTCTAAAGATGGAGAACCATTATTAGACAAATGGGGACTAGATAAAGATGAATTTAATCTACTATTTGAAAAAATCAGAAAACGCGCTAAAACAGCATCAGAAGCTCAAAGTAAACTTAGAGCAATGCTTGAGTTAATAGCTGCTAAACTAGAAGCAACCTCAGACTATATTACAACAGATATTAAGGCAGCAGGTGGTGGTTCTATATTTTGTAACTTTAATCAATATAATGAAAAAGGTGAAGAAGTAGGAGATATATCTGTTCAAATAGATATTAATGTAGGTAACCTAGATTGGTTAAACTTTAGCTATTATTCAAATACATATAAAGATAATGTAAAAGGATTACATAGAACACAATTAATGTTAGCTATGTTTGCTGAAGTAGGATTATCTTTTAATCATAATAGGGGTGTAACAGATAAAGAAACAGGAGAAGTAGTAGCAACTAATCCAAAAGAAGCAATACACGCTCTAAATCAAAAGTATGGTATAAAAATAACTCAAGATATCTTAAATGATTATTTTGAGTTAATGGATTATATTAAGGATAATCTTCCAACAGATAAACTAAATGGCATTCTTGATAGGTATCTAAAAATATTAGATTCAACACGAGCAGATATACCAAATGACTTACAACCATATTGGATTGAAAACCAAGATAGACTAGGATTAAAAGGTAAGTTCTTACCCGATAACTCTAACCTAACTAAATACAAAACAGCATAATGTCAGGATCAATAGGAGCAAATAGAATACCTAGAGAAGCTGTTGAACCAACAGTTAAAAAATATATAGAGAATATTTTAAAAAAATACCCTCCATTTAGAAGCGCCAAAATCTCAGGATCGTATAATACAGTAATCAAACCAGATCATGGTGATTTAGATTTAATTATCCACGTTGATGCAGGTGAAGATGATAAAAAACTACTTAAAAAAAAGTTTGCAGAGTATTTAAATTCTCTACCAGATGATGTTACTGTCCCTTTTAAAGCAGGACGCCACCAAGGTAAAAAAACAGCAGGCACTGGAGATATAGTTATCACCCAAATCCCAGTAGAAGGATACCCTGATTTAACAGTTCAAGTAGACAATATGATTGTTACCTCAGAACAAGAAAGTGATTATAGAAAAAGTTTTTTAGATATACCTGGTGAAAAACAAGCATTAATAATAGGTTTAGTTAAAACCATATTGATGGAAGAAGATCCTGAAAAAGTATTTAAACGTTTAGGGATTACAAATCTACCTAAACTAGATCCAAATCAAGAGTTTGAATTTAATTTATCATCAAAAGGCTTAACATTGCGTTTAGTAACATTAGATGATAATTATAAAGAAATAGCTCGCAATGATATTTGGGATTCATTTGATTGGAATGATGTAGTAAAACTATTTAGTAACTATGACTTAAACTCATCATTTGAAGATTTATTAGCAAAAATCAAAACAGGCTTAAAAAACCCACGTTCAAAAAATCGAATTAAGGGACTGTTTAAATCAATGTTAGTAATTGGAGCTGGTGAAAAAGGAACACCTAAAGGTGACAATAAAGAAAAAGCATTAGCTCAAATTAGCCAACTTGAAGAAAATCTAAATGATGAAAGTGTAGTAGCACTATACCCTGGTAAGTTCAAACCACCACATAGAGGACACCTAAATGTATTAAACCAGCTTTCATCTAACCCTGACATAGAAAAAGTAATAGTTCTGATATCACCTAAACCTCATGAAGGTATTACTGCTGAACAGAGTTTAGACATATGGGAAAAATTATATTTACCCTTAACTATAAATCCGAATAAAGTTGAGTTTGTTGTATCTCAAGTAACTCCTGTAAAAGATGTATATGATATAGCAATTGCAAACCCTGACACTAATTTTATAGCAGCATATGGTAAAGAAGATGAAAAAAGATATGCTAAACTCCCACCTAATGTTAAAGCATATAACGCTGGCAACATTGAAGGAATAAATGCTACCGGCTTAAGAGTAGCATTGAACTCACAAGGTGATATAACTCCTTATATTCCTAAAGAAGTTTCCCCAATTGAATATCTTGAAACTCTTGGAGCTTTATTACATGAAAGCTTAAATGAATATACTAATCAATCTACATTAAATCCTATAGTATTTGATGGAACAACAATTAAACCTAAAGTTAGAGAAATATTATTAAAAATAGCTAATTATTTTTGGGATTCTATGGAATTAGACATCCCATTCGAAGACGTACTACTTTTAGGCAGCTCAGCTAACTATAATTGGACTCCATCTTCAGACATAGATTTACATCTTTTAGTAGATTATTCTCAATTTGCTGATCCGGAATTAGTTAAAAAATATTTTGATTCAGTTAAAGCTAAATTTAATGAAGATCATGATTTAAAAATAGGGAATAATGAAATTGAATTATATATTCAAGATACTAATGAATCTAATGCTAGTATAGGAATATTTTCTGTATTAAATAATAAATGGATACAAGAACCTGAATTAGAAAAAATAGAAATTCCTGATTCTGATATTAATGATTTAGCTACCCCTTTAAAGCAAGAGATTGACCAACTAACCTCCCTCCCTCCTACAGAAGATACTCTTAAAAAGTTAATTAATCTAAAAGATAAAATTAAACAATTCAGACAATCAGGACTAGATAAAGATGGTGAATACTCACTAGAAAACCTTGCCTTTAAAGAATTAAGAAACTCAGGATATATTAAAAAACTATTAGATTATAAAAACAATGTTATAGATAAAGTTCTGGTAACAGAAATTTTTGATAAACCTGTAGATGCTTACTCATTTAATGAATCTGGAGATGGTACCTATCTATTTACATCAGATAGTGGAAACCAATATGTAGTTTATATAGATGAAGTTAGCGAAAACAGAATTGCCATAGATTTTGGAATCTCAGATGAAACAGGTGATATAGATTATCCTGAAACAAATGTAGGTGAATTATATAAAGTAATGTCTACTATTATAGCAATTGCTAAAGATTATATAAATCAACATCCTGAAATAGAAATTATTTCTTGGTCATCTTTAGCTAAAAGAGGACAAAAGAAAATTGGAGATACTCAACGTGACAAATTATATAAACTAATTCTTAAAAAACAAGGAGGATTATCTGATAAAGATATTCGTTTTATAAATGGTGAATGGTGGGCATACTTAAAAGGTTATGATGCTTTATTTGAAAAATTTACTCAAGACCACGCTAAAGTAGACCTTCCAGAACCATTTACATATGAAGATCTTGTAGATATAGATCAATATGCTGATGATGCTTTAAAACCAATAGATGTTAATCTTGATCCTAAATCAAATGGACATTTTTTAGATAGAGCTATTGAGAGAGGTATAACTAAAGATGAATTAAAAGATTTCTTTGCTAGATTAGGATTAAAAAAAGATAACTTAAAATATCTTTTTGCTAAAGCAAAAGAAAAAGGAGATAGTGATGTTGTAGCAACAGATAAAAAAACAAACATTAGTATCCCATTTGAAGATACTACCCCAAGTGCTACAGATCGAATAAAAAACCGAATTAAATCTATAGGAGCTAAAACGGTACATAAAAAACCTAATTTTCATACTCCAAATGTTAGACTTACATTTGCTGAAACTGAAAAAGATCCATTTGGATTAAATGCTTATGCTAGAGAATTAGCCAAAGGATTAGAAGAAGCAGACCCTAAAACAGGTACTGGTAAAAAACCAAAAGGATCAGGACGTCGTTTGTATACTGATGAAAACCCTAAAGATACAGTTGCTATTAAATTTAAAACTAAAGAAGATATAGTTGCTACTTTAAATAAATCATCATTTAAATCTAAGTCTCATGCTCGTCAATCTCAAATTATTAATTTAATTCACCAACGAGTTAGAGCAGCATATCAAAATGCTAAAGATCCTGAAGTAAAATCAAGATTAAAACGAGCCTTAGAATATATTACTAAACGTAAAGAAGCATCTAAAAAGAAAACTGAGCGTTTACGTAAACTAAAAGAAAACCTAGATCCTAAAACTTTTAAAGACACCGGAAAAGCTGGAAAATATGGCTCAGGATACGATTTAGCCAAAGAAAACCAAACCCCAGAACAGGTTATGGATTTTAAAACTTTATTATTATCTTTAACACATTATTTAAAAAATAAATTAAATGTAACTCCTTTACCTAGGGTAAAATTTATTGACAATGATATAGAAAATGCTAATAACATATTAGGAAGAACAGCACATTATGATCCTAATAATAAATCTATAACATTATATACATTTAATAGACACCCAAAAGATGTATTACGCTCATATTCACATGAGATGATACACCATATGCAAAATTTAGAAAATCGTTTAAAAAATATTAGTACAACTGATATTAATGAAGATGATTATTTAAAAGAAATTGAAAGAGAAGCATATGAAAAAGGTAATATATTATTTAGAGAATGGGAAAATGCGTTAGAAAATAATTAATTAATATTTATACAAAAACATAAACATGAAACTTTCAACATTAAAACAATTAATTAAAGAAACTCTTCAAAATGATGCTACTTCTATGCCTCAAGAAAATATAGAAGAAACTCCAAAATTTGAAGGAGTTAATCAAATTAAAGAATTTTATGTAGTATCTAAACCTACAAATGAAAACCGTGAAAGTGTAGTACGTAAGGCTAATGTATTCGATGAAATTCTTATGAATGAAACTCATGGTGTATATATGAGCCAAGCAGAAGCTACTAGAGAAGCAAAACGTCTTACTCAAGAATATCAAACTCAATTACAAGAGTTAGAAAAAACTATGGAAGAAGTAAGAGCCCAAAAGAAAGAATTAGAAACCAGAAGAAAAGAAGCAGCTGAAAAATTAGCTCAAATGACTGGAAAAGATAAAAAGAAAAAATAAGTTATATGTCTGATAATGTTTTAAAAAAGCAATTCCAACAAAAGGATGTTCAACGCCTCCGTAACCTTATGACAGGTAAACATGGAGCTAAAACCACAGTTGGAGTAGGTTATACCAAGCAACAAGAATTTCATGAAGAAGGTGATGTATGGGAAGAAGATGACCGTACTTGGACCATCAAAAATGGAATTAAACAAAATATTACTAAACTAGATAAAGCTAAAGAGTCAATCCATGTGCCTCTTTTTTGTCCTTGTTGTAATAATTTAATGAAAAATAAACATGATAAAGCATTTTATCTCCAATATAAAAGATGTTTTAACTGCCAAGCAGAATTTGAAACAGAGTTGCGAATTAAAGGCCTCTGGGAGAATTATGAAAAACATATCCTTAACTCAGACATAGATGCAATGATAAATGAATTTAGCATATGGATTGATGAACAAATGGATGAAACTAATACTTCATATATCACAGAAGCTGGAGATGTTGAAAGGTGGGTTGGTTCTTCTAAAAAGAAATTACTAGAAAATAAAGAAGAAACAATTAAATATTTAGAGAGTTTAAAAAAATAATTAATATTTATATAAAAACACAATATGAGCAATAATTTTAATATAAGTGAATGGAGAAGTCAACAATTTCGTAAAGAAGTAGAAGAAGTTAGCACTCTTAAAAAACTTAAAAATATAATCAAAGAAGAAATCACACGAGTATTAGAAAATGAAAATATCCCTCTTTCAAAAATGCAGAAATATCCTAAAGATATTATTATGAATTTTGATTTTGTTCGTCTCCCTAAAAGAGGAACAGGAGATGGTGTAGATGTTTTTTCTAAAGAAGAATATGAACAAATTTTTGATCTTATTCCTGATACAGTAACATATACTATGAGTAATTATTCTGTAGCTGCTAAAAAGGCTATTCCTATATTTTTATTCCCAAAAGGTGAAGGATGGAAAGATGAAGAACGGAACTACGATGCAAAGGGAGACTTAGAAAAATCTATTGATTATCAAATTAAAAGAGATATAGAATTAGGTAAAGAACCTAGATTAGATTAAATATTACAATTATGAACGAATTTTCAAAATTAATATCATATCTGTTCCATTCTAGAACTCAAGCTCATATTTATCATTTGCAAACACCTTCATTTGCTGCTCATATGGCTTTAAATGGGTATTATGATGGAATTATTCCATTAGTAGATGGTTTAGTTGAGTCATATCAAGGAAAATATGGTATTTTAACTAACTATTCTAATTTTAATATCTTAGAATATAAAAGCTGTGAAGAAATAATTATGTATTTTCAAGGTTTAAACATGACCATTGAAAAACTCCGCACAGCAATCCCTCAAGACACATATCTACAAAACCAAATTGATACTGTAACTGAGTTAATTACTTCTACTATTTATAAACTTAAATTTCTCAAGTAATGAAACTTAATGAAGGCCTCTCAGAGGAACAATTTAAAGAAATTATTCTTAATATGCTGGAAAACCACCCAGAATATAAAAAGGAACAATATAATTTTCTCCCAGTTGATGATTTAACAAAAGATGAAACTATGGAGAAAAAATATTTAAGACTACAGAATTTTATTCGTCTTAAAATTCATGTCCCACCAAAAATGTGGACGAATGTTAATGAAAAAGTTAAAGAAGTAATTAATGAAGTTTTTTCTCAAATAATGGAAAAAAAACTTTGTGCTAAAGGGAGACGATATATTGCTAAACGTAAAGCCGCTGGTGAAAAATCATCAGCATACCTTTCAGGCCGTGCTGTAAAAGTATGTAAAGGAAAAATGAAAGGATAATGGATAAAGAAAAACTACGAGAACTGATTAGAGAATCATTACGTGACTGGTTTAAAAAAGAAGACTGGGTACGTATTGATACTCAAGGTAACATTACTGGTCCTTGTGGTACTATGAAAAAAGGTCAAGCAACTACACGTTGTTTACCTAGAGCTAAAGCAAATCGTTTAACAAAATCTGAACGCGCAGCAACAGCTAGAAAAAAAGTAGCCGGAAGTAAAAAAGGTAAACAATTTGTTCCTAATACTCCTAAAGCTAAAGTTAGATTTAAAAAGAAAAAATGATTAAACTAACCGATATAGTAAAAGAAATGATCTCTAACACTAAAATCATTTGTGATAAGTGTGGGTGGAGTTGGAAAATAAAAGATGGGGGAGATGATTTATTTATATGTCACAAATGTGGTCATGATAATGCTTTTAATAAATAAAAATAATCTTATATAAAAAAACGATATTTATAATAAAAATATAACATGGAAAAACAAATTAATGAGCAGTTTCTTAAAATGCAAAAAATTGCAGGAGTAATCACTGAATCTCAATATGCTGATAAAATAAGTGAAGTAGATGCTGATAACAATACTACTGAATCTAAAAAAACAAAGATGACCAAAACTGAATTAAAAGAAGCTATCCGCCAGGAAATACTAGCTGCTTTAACAGAGGATAATCTAACAGAAGCAGAAGACGAGGAGACTAAAGATACTGAAGAAGTAACCTTAGATGCTGAAACTGAAGAAACCTCAGCTGATGACTCAGAAACATCTGATACTGAAACTGGAGATACTACATCTTCTCAAGATGTTCAAAAAGAATTAACAGATGCTCTAGAAGCAGCTAAAAACTTAGGAGATAAAAAACTTGTAAGACAAATTGGTAATGCTCTTACTTATTTTACAAGACAACAAATCTCTACTGACGAAGTATAACCCCTAAAAAATAAAATATATGAAACAAGAGTTATTTGAACAAATGCAAGCTTTATGGAGTGAATTAGTAGAAAACCACAATGAAACTACAAAAGCAGCAGCAGGTCGTGCTAGAAAAGCAGCCAGTAACCTCAAAAAAGTAATTGCCGCTTATAATAAAGCATCAGTTGCTGAAGGTAAAACTAAATAAGTATGCCTAAAAACTAAAAGATAAGGGGGGTTAAAACCCCCTATCTTTGTAAAACTTAATACTATGCCATACACTAGAAAAGGAAAATGTGTTTACAATAAAGAAACAGGTAAGAAAAAAGGCTGTTCTACTTCTGTTGATAAGGCAAAAGAATATTTAAAAGCATTATATGCATCTGAAATCAAAGAATACCTTTCAGAGAAAAAAAGACCTGAAGGATTAACAGATGATGAAATTGAAAAAGTAAACTATTATTTTAGAAACGCAGTAGAAAAAAATCATATGAACTTTGTAAAAAATTATGGCCCTGAAGCTGACAGAGTAGCATACGGCACTTCAGTAGATAAAGCTACTAAACGAAAAAATGATATAGTAGAGCTAGTATTAAATGAACTTAAAAAAGACCAAGATGGTGATGGAGATAATGATTTTGCGGATGTAATGATATCTCGTATGGTAGCATCTGGTAAAAGTAAAAAAGATGCTATTAAAGCAACTAAAAATAAAAAATACAATAAAGAATCTTTAGGAGAAGGTGGTGAAGGAAGAACAGAAAACTATATGTTCTTCAGTAATCTAAAACAAATGAAACGCCAAATTGAGATTCTTATGGAAATAGACCCAATGGTAATAGAATCAATATTACAAAATGGACACGATTGGGCAGATGATCATGTTACTGAAGCTAAAACTAACATGGATCAAGTGTTTGATTTTATTATGAATGAAATTAAATAACCATGACCAAAACAGAATTTAGAAATATAATTAAAGATATTATTAGGAAAAAATATAATCCTTCTAAAGTAGATTTAGATTCACTTGGAACCCAAGTAGATTTAGATTTTGGGAAATTTCCTATTATACAAAAATTTCCTTCAATTAAAAAAATTCTTATTGACCTACTTACAGATCAGTATGAAGCATTTATAAGTGAGATTCAATGGACTGCTCCAAGACCAACTACACTTAAGATTATATTAAATAATGGTCAAAGTTTTTATCTAATCCATACTGATAAAACATGGGAAGCTAAAATAGAAGGTAAAAAATACTATTTACTAAATCTCCCTGAAGAAGAGCGTGCTGCAGAAGCAATTGCGCGTATCTTATCATATGCGTGGGCTTCAGAACCTGAAAAAGAACCAGAAGGAGGAGAAACACCTTCTACAGAAGAAACTCCTACTGAAGAAACCCCAGCAGAAGAAACTCCTGAAGAAGAAATTCCTGCTGAAACTTAATAAATAAACATATGGATGTTTTAGAAAAATTCCTAAATAGTATTTCATATAAATTCCCTAAAGGTTACCCAGATATGGATGACCCTAAAGATGTTAAACTTTTAACATCAATACTTGAATCTTACATCCCAGAAGCAGACCAATCTGAAGAAAAACCTTCTGATGAACCAACTTTATCCCCTAAACAACAAGATCTCCAAAAGATTATTAATATCATAGATAAAGTAGAAACAGAAGGAGGTAAATCGCCCTCAAAACTTAAATTATTTGATCTACTTGCACAGTATACCTACAAATATTATAGTACAGAACTAGGAGACATTAAAAAAGTATTCCCAGAACCAGTATCTAAACTAGAAAACTGGAGAGATTATGTTAATAAGGAAGAAAGAAACAAAGGTGAAGAAATAGAACAAGCAATAGAAACATACGCTCAAGATCAAGACGTAGAAGCAATACCACTAAGAGGCAAGGGAAAAGATGTTAGTATTGGAGGAAAAGAAATTGAAATAAAATCCTCAGAACGTAATACTATAACAACAATATTACAAACCTCATACTATAAAGATGATGCAAATAAGTTCTATTTATTTGCTAGTAACTCTAAATCACCTAATCTAGATATTCGTATAGTATCAAGCCAATTATTGTATAGATTAAATTTAGGGGATGATATAGCAGATGAATTATCAACTTCAAAACAATCACAAAAATTGCTAGATCAAATTAATGATGGGTTAGCTACTTTGGATTTTCCAACTATGATTCAAACATCATTAGCTACTGGTGAAAGCCAAGAAACTACTAAAACATTTAAAGTTGCAAAAAATGTTAAAATAAGATTCATAATCAGCATCTCTTCTTAATATTTATCACTATGAGACAACAAATCCGCCAAATAATTAAAGAATATTTAGCTAAAAGAAATCATGTTGATTGTGATTGTGGGTGTAATCGTAATTGTAATAAAGCGCCTATATTAAATGAAGCTAAACAATATGATGTTCCTATTTCTGAAAATTTAAGATATCATATAACCAATAAAATTGCGATTAATGAAAGTGTTTTCCGCGCATCATCTAAATCTCATGTTAATTTAGTAATTGAAGCTAGAAATCTTTGGAAACAAGGTATTATTGAATTGCAAGGTGTTGATAAAGAATTATTTGAAAAAACAGACTTAGGTACTGTAGGATTATACGAAGGAAAATTAGTTCCTGTTGATTTTCCAATAATGGAAGTTGAAGTAAATATTGATACTGAAAACTCTATTGAAGATGAACCTATAACAGAAAAAGAAGGTAAAAAGAAAAATCCACCTATAGGAAAACCAAAACGTGGTGGTTCTAAAAAATTCTATGTTTATGTAAGAGATCCTAAAACCAAACGTATTAAAAAAGTATCATTTGGTCAAGTAGGAATGTCTGCTAAAATTAACGATCCAAAAGCACGTCAAGCATTTGCTAAAAGACACAAATGTGCTCAAAAAACAGATAGAACTAAACCTAGTTACTGGTCATGCCGCTTACCAAGATATGCCAAACTATTAGGCCTTAAATCAACATTCTCAGGATACTGGTAATATGAAAAAGCAATACATCAAACAACTTATTAAAGAAGAATTAGAAAAAATTCTTAATGAAGCTAATTTTAACATCAGACCTCAAAAAGGAGGATTAGGTGGAAGAAGATTTATCCCAAAAACCTTCACCTTCCCAGGAAGAATTAGAGAAGAGTTAAAAGATTATTTTAAATATTTTGGAAATATAATGTATGTGGATCCTCAGGTGTTAATTGCTTTAGGGTATCTTGAAAGAGGAAGACAATCATATGATAAAACCCAAAATTTTCCATCTTTAACTAAACTTTTACAAGATAAATTACCACAACAAGTTAGATTAGCAATTAAAAAAGGTGCTGAAGGGCAAAAAATGGTAGATATTGCTGGTAGAAAAATGGTACCATTATCTTTAGAAATTACTAAAGATAGTAATGGAGATTATTTAATTAAAAATCCATATTTTGGAGGCAGTTTAGAAGAGTATGAAAATGTGTTAAATGAAATTTTAGTATTAGAAAAAAAAAGCTCTTCTACAATTTATAAATTTAAAGGTATTCTCTCTGTAGATACTAAAAAACGAAATAAGGAAGAAGTATTATCTGATATTCGTTCATTAACAGGAGTAACAATTGTATCTACAAAACCTGCCCAAGGAGATAATATTACCCCTAATACTGAAGAATCAGTATTAAGTATTAAGATAGATCCACATCCGTATATGGGTAAAGGTGGGTTTAGTAAAGAAAAAGTAGAAGACACTATTGATGATGTTCGAAAAATTGAAGGAGTAGAATATTTCAAATTAATAGGTAATATTGAAACAACTGGATTATAATGATTAAATTAGTAGACTTACTTAATGAAGATAAAGGAGAATCATATCCTCCTTATATGTATTCTCCTGTAGGATTTGGTTGTCATGTGTGTAAATATTATAGTTTACAAGATGATAAACACTATTGTGGTAATAAAGAATACCAAAAATATATGGGCACTAATGAACTTATAGACCCAGTAACAAATGAGCAAATTAAAGACCCATCTAAATGGTGCTCAAATTGGTTTTTACCTAAATCCCAAGATGAATCCATATAAAGACATAGAAGTTACAGATCAATATATTATTCGTGAATTTAACGAAAATATAGATCCTATTGAATTAATGTGGCATCGTGATAAAGAAGATCGTACTGTAGAAATTATAGAGAAAACAGATTGGAAATTGCAACTTGAAAACCAATTACCAACTTCTATGGATTCTCCAATATTTATACCTAAATACGAGTGGCATCGTGTTATAAAAGGAACTGGAAATTTAAAGTTAAAAATATATAAATCATGATTCAACCTCTTAATGAGCAATTTACTCGTATGCAAAAATTAGCAGGCATTCAATCTGTTAACAAAACTTATGATAAAATTGTATATACTAAAAAACATGATGCATTAATCAATTTTTTTATCAAAGAATATCTTTCAACTCATAAACAAACCTTATTAGAGAACCAACTAACTGAAGCCTCTATTAAAAACTTCATATCAGCAGTAAAAGATAATTTTTCTAAAAAACAACTCCCAAAATTAAATTCCTTTCTTAAAGCATTAACATTTACTAAAAAACCAGCTGAAACTTTAGCTGCTTTAAGTGCATTACGTAATGCTGGGATTGATTTAAAAGATAAAAAAGAATTAGCAATAGTATTTGATGTTTTAAAAAATGAATCCTCATTAAAAGAAGAAGCAAAACTAGTTACAGTTAACGGAGAAGAAGGATATTATATTGATCAACCTACAGACGAAGAAGGAAAAGAAACTATTAAAATATTTGTTACTAAAAAAGAATATGAAGAAATTCAAAAAAGATTAACAAATAAATCTTCTGGTGTAAGAATCATTGGCCCTCTTAGAAAATTCCTCACCACTACATTTGCAGGTAAAGGATTAACAGGATTGCTTGCTCTAGGTACAGCATTTGTTGGTTTAGCAGATGATGTAGGAAATTTTGCTCAAACTTTAGGAGCCGACATTGAAGGAGATGATGCTGCTTCTCAAGAAACTATTCGCCAACTTGCTAAAGCAGGTATTTCTGATGAATCAATTAATGACTTTTTAGATGATAAATTTTCTGTAGATGCAGGTGGACAATCAGCTGCAGTTATAGATGATGTTGAACAAGCTCTTAGTGATGATACTGAAACTGAAGACCAACCAACAGATTTAGGAGATTTAGAAACAGACAACCCAGACTTAACAGATGCTACTAAACAAGGGTTAGATATTGATAATAGTGAAAATCAAACTGTTAACTTTATTAAATTTAAAAACGGCTCTAGCCAGCTAGATGGAAATGATTTAAGCAAAATTAGTCAAGAAAATAATGATATTGTTAAAATATTAAAAAATAATCAAAATTATTCTGAAACTGTTTTAGGAGTATCAAGTAATACTGGTGATAATGCTAATGTTGATGATCAAGGAGGAGATTTAAATCTTAATAGAGCTAATAACACTGCTGAGGCGATTCTTCAAGACATTGAATCCCAATTAAAAGAAGATGGTATAAAATATACTAGAAGTGGAAATACAATTGAGTTAGAAGATGGTGGAACATATGAGTTAAAAATAGGGGGAGGAAATGATGTTGATAAATTAACTAAGATTGATAGAACAGATGATACTGCTACTCAATCTGCTATTAGAGTTGGTGAAGTAGGAGAAAAAGATACTCCTGTAACACCACCTAATCCAACAACTTTATTAGGATATGATCCTCTCTTTGCTACATATGGTGATAAAAAAGAAAAACCAGCAGACGAAAAAACACCAAAAACATCAGGTAAATCTAATAAATCTAGAACAACACTTCCACCATTAGATATGTCTGATGATACATCTAATAAAAAAGCTGCTCCTATTAAGGCTACTCAAATCAAACAGGATGTTACTAATTTATCTAGATTAAATAGAAATGGCCAAATAGCAATGGTTTTAGCTCGTATGAGCCCTAAACTTAACATTTTCACCCAACTAGGTAAAGATACCATCACCAGCCTCTCAGACAATGATTTTAATAAAATCCAGGATAGTAATGCCTCAGAAACTGCTAAAAAATTAGCTAAGCTTATCCCTAATATTAGAAAATCCCCAGATGCATTCTTAAAGAAAGTATCTGATCTTACAGGTATTGAATTAGCTCCAAGAGCTAAAGCTATTGCAACTAAACCTGGAGCATCAACCCAAGCACAAATTACTCAAGTAACTGAAACCCAAGTTTATTTACAGGAAGCAGCTATTGATGATTTATTTAATGAGTTAGGAATAACACCTGAAGAAATTAAAACAAATCGAATAGAGATAATTGCTTTATTAGGAAGTATGTTTGCTAAAGAAGGAAACACAAATGTTAGTATTTTAGACCCTAAAAAACTTAATAAACAAGAACAAAAACAACTACAGGGCTTAGGATTTACTCCTCAAGCGGGTGGTAATTACGTTTTCCTAGCCCCAGGCCAAAACAAAGCTCAAACATTTGATAAACTTCAAGATAAAAACAAAATTCAACCTGATACTGATAGAGTAGGCAATACAATTGAAAAACGCCCAACCTTAAAAACCCTATTAAGTAGAATTGATACTGCAGATGAGTTTAGAGATTTAACATTATCAATTTTAAACCAAATTGATCCTCAACTCATAAAAGATAAAACTAAAGTAAAAAGTGTTTTATTTAGTTTAAGAAATCGTATTCAAGAAGTTGAACTTAAAGATGTTTCTATTACAATTAAAAATATTCTCAAAGATTCAACACTTAAAAATCTCTTACAAAGAATTAACACAGTTGAAGAAGCTATTCAATTAATAATAAGAGAAATAATACCTCTTTTAAGTCCTAAATTATTAGGAGATAAAACTAAATTGAAAAATGCTATTATAAGTGCTGCAAACAAATATTCTACAACTGCTAAAAAATAAATAAAAATATATAAACAACTTATAGACCGATTCATAGCCGGTCGCTCTAACAAGAGATAAAAATATGGTAGCTGTGGCACCCCTAAAAAGGTGCCACTTTTTATTTTGGATTTTTTAATAAAATTTATTATCTTTATAACATATGAATAAGAAAATAGTAATTATTGGAGCAGGAGTAGCAGGTATAAATGCAGCTACTAAATTAGTTGATAACGGCTACCCAGGTGAATTGATCACCATTATAGACAAAGGTAATGATCCACATAACCGATTACCTGAAGAGGTAATGACTGGTATGTTAGGTGCTGGTGGGTGGAGTGATGGTAAATTAACATACCATACTGCTATCGGAGGTGTATTATCTAAGTATTGTGGTGAAGACAAAGCAATGGAATTAATGGATCAAGTTATTAGTAACTTTAGACGTTTTCATCCTAAACCAGAAGAAATATTTTGTTCTGATCCACAAGAAGAACCTGATTTCATTAAACCATATTTTGGATTACGCCTATTCCCAGTATGGCATATTGGTTCAAATTATCTACATGAGATTGCTAAAGCATGGTATCAATATTTAATTGATAAAGGTGTTAATTTTATGTGGGGAACTGAAATTACTAACCTAAATCTAGCTAATAATTGGGTTAACTATATTGATGGATATGGAGAAAAAGAAGCAATAACATATGATACCCTCATATTTGCAGTGGGTAAATCAGGTATTGATTTTGCTCAAAAAATATCTAACCAATATAACCTACCTACAGAGCCTAAATCAGTTCAAATTGGAGTACGTTTTGAAGCACCACAAAAATACTTCCAAAAACTAATTGATGTTAGTTATGATTTTAAACTATATCAAAAGTTTGATAATGTATCATTACGCTCATTCTGCACCAACAATAACGCAGCTTATGTAGCAGTTGAAGAAACTTATGGAGATATAAGTTATAATGGTCATGCTAAAAAAGGTGAAGAATTTAGAAACGATATGACTAACTTTGGTATATTAATGGAAATTAAGGGTATTAAAAACCCATTTGAATGGTCAAGAAATATAGTTGAAAAATGCCAAGCTAATGGTAAAGGATTATTTTACTCACCAGGTTATACTAGACAACCTAGTCTAACATCTGAAGGAAATGAAGTATCTGCTGTACCTATTAGTTGGTTAAGTTTAATAGGAGTAATGGAGGCGTTTGAAGGATATTTTGAACACATTATTAACTTTATCGACCAAATGAATAAAGTATTTGAATTTGGTGATGATTGGGGAATGTATATCCCTGAAGTAAAATATTTGAGTCCTGAGCCACTAGTTGATTATACTAATTTAGCTCTTACTACCTATCCTAATGTACATTTCGTAGGAGATGCATTAAGTGCTAGAGGTATAACAGTTAGTGGTGCACAAGGAATTTATGTAGCTGAAAATCTATTAAAATAAATTTATGAAAGCAATAATTGATTTTACAACTAACCTACCATTACAAATAGGTTCCCCAATAATAACCATTCACCCTGAAGATATTAGTGAATTTGGTTCACAAATTACTATAGAATATATTGATGGTAATACTAATGAATTATTAGCTACTAAAAATATATTAGCTGATCGCCAACCTACCCCGGGGGTTAGACAATATTATACTAAATGGAAACTAAATTTTAAAGATGAAAATGGAAATGTTTTACTTACTCATACTTTAGATTTAGAAAATAAAACCGTATTTATTAAAATGGATGCTAGGGCATTAGGAGATAACTTAGCATGGATTGATTATGTAGAACAATTTAGAATTAAACACAAATGTAATATAATTTGCTCCACATTCTTTAATGAGTTATTCGAACAAACCTACCCAGACATAATGTTTGTAGCCCCTAATACTAAAATTACCAATGTTCCTGCTCAATATTATATAGGTACTCATAATACTTCTAACCCTATATATCAACCTAGCTTATATTTAAACAATCCACTACAAAAAATAGCCTCAGATATTTTAGGGTTAGAATATAAAGAATCTAAACCAAGAATTAATTATCCTAATGTTATTCGTAAAAGAAAAGTTTGTATTAGTGAATATGCTAGTTTAAAAACTAAAGAATGGAATATTATAGGAGGTTGGCAAGCAATTGTTGATTTATTTAACGAGTACGGATATGAAGTTGTAGTAATTAGTAAAGAATATTCATATCTAAAAAATGTTACTAACAAATCTGGTGATTATCCATTAGAAGATCGTATTAAAGATTTAGCTGAGTCTGAATTTTTTGTAGGTAATTCATCTGGATTATCTTGGTTAGCTTGGGGTTGTGGGGCTCATGTATTTTTAATTAGTGATTTTACTCCCCCATATCATGAACCAACAGAAAATATTACTCGAATATATAATAAAGAGTATCCAAGAGATATGATTAAATATGAAGAAGTATTGAACCCGGTTTCTAAAGAAGAAGTATTAAAAATTATAGAAAATAAATTAAAATCAAAGTAATATGTCAATTGATCCAACGTTGCAAGTTAAAAAGTACACATCACCTGATGGAACAGTACGTTATGTTAAAGATGGTAAACTCCACAATTGGGATGGACCCGCACTAATCACCCCAGAAGGCAGAGAAGAATATTATATTAATGGTACCCAATATTCTAAAGATAGTCATAAAAAAGCTAAAAAAGATGGTGTAGGATTACCTTGGTATAAATCAAGTGTGGCTAAAGCTAGATTTTAATTTTCTTCGAATATTTATTATAAAAATATACAACAAATACATATATAAAATAATGAGCAAAGAATTTATAAAAATGCAAAAGTTGGCTGGAGTAATCACTGAAGGTCAATATAAGGAAAAACTTAATGAAGGTGAACCCGATTTCACATACCATGACCCAGAACTAGGCGACCCCGATAGTCCTGAAGGATTTAAATGGAAAGAACAACCAGCTAACCCTAATGCTATGCTAACCATGGATGAGGACGATCCTGAAAGTGAAACTTTCACCAAACAAGATTGGTGGGAAAGTGATGTAATTGGTCGAGACCCATGGGATATTATCCCAGTTTACGCATCAAAGGAAGGAGGAGTATGGAAATTTTCATTTGATGATGGAAGTTCTATTAGCGGATTTGTAGAAGGTGAAGATTTCACATTCGGTAAATAATTTCTAAAAACAATATTTTAAATTAAGCTTGGGGAACCAAGCTTTTTTTATTATATTTACATAAAACAAATTTGTTATGAAAATAGGATTATGTGGAACAATGAGTGTAGGTAAATCAACACTTGTTCATGCATTAAAAGAATTACCTGAATTTAAAGATTATTTCTTTGCTACTGAACGTAGTAAATATTTACGTGATTTGGGAATACCATTAAACACAGACAGTACATTAAAAGGACAAACAATATTCTTAGCTGAACGTTGCTCTGAATTAATGCAAGATAATGTTATTACTGATAGAACAATTATTGATGTAATGTCATTCGCTAAATGTGCTAACTCAATTCATGATGAAGATAAAGTAGCATTTACTACTTATGCTGCCCCATTAATTTGGGAATATGATTACATATTTTATGTATCACCTATTGGAGTTGATATTGAAGATAATGGGGTTAGAGAAACTAATGCTGATTATCGTAAATTAATTGATATAACTATTAGAGGTACTATTAATGAAAATCTAAACAATATACAAAACTTTGGAATAATATCAGGTACTACTGAGGAAAGAATTAAACAAATTAAATCTTATTTGGGATTTTAATATATTTATGATAAATCTTAAATAACTTAATACATGGAACAAATTAACCTTCTTAGAAAATTAATTAGAGAAACTATAGAAGAAGTAGCCTTAGATGAAATGGCTCGAATTGCTGATGTTTATACTTTAGCAGATAATTGGGAAGAAAAATATAAAGAAATGAAACCATCTTCTCAAACAGATCGAGTTATTAAATTTATGACTAACCCTCCAATAGATGAAGAAACCGGAGAACCAGTCGCTGCTACTAAAACTAATATCGCAGATGAATATTTTAATTCAAACCAACCACCTGCTAACCAAACAGTAAATAAATTATTAGATGCTGGAATTTTAGTAATTGCTGGTAAAGAAAAAGAAAAAAAAGAAAAAGCACCTTCTACAGGTATGAGAGGCCGCCCAAAAGTATCAGATGATGCTAAAAAATTAGTAGGAGCTAAAATAGTTTCTAAATTTTCTAGAGGTAATGTAGATTTTGATGATGAAGAAATAGCATTTATTAAAGATTTATATAAGTCTATAAGTAAGAAAAAATAATATTAAAAAATAGTTATGAGTGAATCCCCAAATATTAGGGATATAATTCGTGAAGAGTTTGTAAAGTGCGCCCAAGATCCGGCGCACTTTATGAACAAATACTGTTTTATCCAACACCCACAAAGAGGTAGAGTTCATTTTAATTTATACCCATTTCAAAGTAAAGTATTACGTTTATGGAGAGATAACCCATATTCTATAGTACTTAAATCTCGTCAATTAGGTATATCAACATTAGCAGCTGGGTATTCTTTATGGTTAATGATGTTCCATAAAGATAAAAATGTATTGTGTATAGCAACTAAACAAGAAACCGCTCGCAATATGGTAACTAAGGTTAAGTTCATGTTTGATAACTTACCATCTTGGTTAAAAATACCTGCTGAAGAAAATAATAAACTTTCTCTACGACTTAACAATGGATCCCAAATTAAAGCAACATCTGCAAGTAGTGATGCTGGTCGATCAGAAGCAGTATCATTATTGTTAGTCGATGAAGCAGCATTTATTGAAGGAATTGGTGAAATATGGGCATCTGCTCAACAAACCTTAGCAACTGGTGGTGGAGCAATTGTATTATCTACCCCATATGGTACAGGTAATTGGTTTCATCAAACATGGGTTAGAGCAGAAGCTCAAGAAAATGATTTTTTACCTATTAAACTACCTTGGTTTGTTCACCCTGAACGTGATGAAGCATGGAGAAAAAGACAAGATGAATTACTAGGTGACCCCAGAATAGCAGCTCAAGAATGTGATTGCGACTTTAGCACTTCAGGTGATGTAGTATTTTATAATGAATGGATTGAATTTATATCTCAAACTACAATTAAAGAACCACTAGAGCGAAGAGGAACAGACCAAAATTTATGGGTTTGGGAACCAGCAGATTATTCTAGAGATTATATGGTTACTGCGGATGTTGCTCGTGGTGATGGTAAAGACTTTTCAACACTTCATGTAATTGATGTTGCTACTAATACTCAAGTTGCTGAGTATAAAGGACAACTTCCTCCTAAAGAATTTGGTTATTTTTTAGTAGCTATTGCTACTGAATATAATCAAGCACTATTAGTAGTAGAAAATGCCAATATAGGATGGGCAACCTTAGATGCAATACAAGAAAGAAACTATAGAAATCTATATTTCTCTCCACGATCAGACTCAGGAATGACAGCTGAGTCATATTTAAATAAATATGAAAACCAAGATAATTTAGTTCCTGGTTTTACAATGTCTCTTAGAACTAGACCTCTAGTTATTAACAAATTCAGAGAATATATAGGTGATAGAAGTGTTACAATTCAATCTAAACGATTACTTGAAGAAATGAAAGTATTTGTTTGGAAAAATGGTCGTCCTGAAGCTCAATCTGGGTATAATGATGATTTGGTAATGAGTTTTGGTATTGCAATGTATTTAAGAGACACATCATTAAAATTTCAACAACAAAGTCTTGATCTTACAAGAAACGCACTTAATAATATTACTTCAACTAGGAGCCCTTTAAAAGGTGCATATATTACAGGAACACCAGGTAATCCGTATAATATGGATATTAATGGACAACAGGAAAACCTGAACTGGTTGTTTTAATATTTATAAATAAAAACAAATAATGGCAGATACTAACCTATTTACCCGACTACGAAGATTATTTTCAACAGATGTTATTATTCGTAACGCTGGGGGAACTCAACTAAAGGTAATGGATACTAATACTATCCAAACCTCGGGACAATACATGAATAATTCCTTAATGGATAGATTTAATAGAATTTATTCTACTAATTCAACATCCTTATATGGAGCCCAATTAAATCTTAACTACCAGTATCTTCGCCCTCAATTATACTCAGACTATGATTCAATGGATACAGATGCAATTATCTCTTCTGCCTTAGATATTATTGCTGATGAATGTACTCTTAAAAATGATATGGGTGAAGTACTTCAAATTAGAAGTAGTGATGAAGATATCCAAAAAATATTGTATAATTTATTCTATGATGTATTAAACATTGAGTTTAATTTATGGTCTTGGATTCGTCAAATGTGTAAATATGGTGATTTCTTTCTAAAATTAGAAATAGCTGAAAAATTTGGTGTATATAATGTTATCCCATATACTGCATACCACATTATGCGAGAAGAAGGATACGAAAGAGCCAACCCAGCAGCTGTAAGATTTAAATTTAGTCCTGATGGATACGCTGGTGGTACTGGATATTACGGTACTCCAAACGCATATGGAACATATGGTGGTAAAAAAGATGAAAATGCTATTTATTTTGATAACTATGAAATGGCTCATTTTCGTTTAATGACAGATGTAAACTATCTTCCATATGGACGTTCTTATTTAGAACCTGCTCGTAAATTATTTAAACAATATGTTTTAATGGAAGATGCTATGCTTATCCACCGCATTGCTCGCGCCCCAGAAAAACGTATTTTTTATATCAATGTTGGTTCTATTCCTCCTAATGAAGTAGAAAACTTCATGCAGAAGACTATTAGCACAATGAAGAGAACTCCTCTTATGGATCCTCAAACTGGTGAGTATAATTTAAAATATAACATGCAAAACATGTTAGAAGATTTTTATATTCCTATTAGAGGTAATGACCAAACAACTCGTATCGAACCTACTAAAGGTTTAGATTATGATGGAATTACAGATGTAGTGTATTTAAGAGATAAATTATTTGCTGCTCTTAAAGTACCTAAAGCATTTATGGGCTATGAAAAAGACCTAACAGGCAAAGCTACATTAGCTGCTGAAGATATTCGCTTTGCTCGCACTATAGACCGTATACAACGCATTATATTATCAGAATTAAATAAAATTGCATTAGTTCATTTATACACTCAAGGATATAAAGGAGAAAATTTAACCAATTTTGAATTAGGATTAACTACTCCTTCTATTATTTACGATCAAGAAAAAATTAACTTATTAAAAGAAAAAGTTACTTTAGCTAAAGATATAGTAGATGGTAAATTATTACCTACTGATTGGGTATATGATAATATATTCCATTTAAGTGAAGATCAATATGATGAATATAGAGATTTAATTACTCAAGACCAAAAACGTATCTTTAGATTAAAACAAATTGAAAACGAAGGAAATGACCCAGTAGAATCAGGTAAATCATATGGTACACCTCATGATTTAGCTTATTTATATGGCAAAGGTCGTTATGCTGCTAATTCTGAAGGTGTTCCTGCGGGATATGGAGATGATTTAGAATTAGGTCGTCCTGAAGAAAAAGCAAGTAATATTGGAACTCAAGAAAACCCATTTGGAAAAGATAGATTGGGTAATAAAGGAATGAAACAAGGAGATGATACTGGTGAAGATAAAAATATAAAGAATAATTTTAAAGGAAATAATCCTTTAGCATTAGAAAATGCTCAAACTGCATTTCTTAAAAATAAAAATATATTTGAAAGTCTAGATAAAAAACTAGTATTTGAATCTGATAAAAACAAAGAATCATTATTAGATGAATCTCAAATAAAAGAATAAGGATCTCCGTATATTTATAATAAAAAAGATTAATGGAAATTAAACATTCCAAATATAAAAACACGGGTATTATTTTTGAATTACTCGTAAGACAAATTACTTCTGATACTTTATCAAATAAAGATTCTAAGGCTGTTAATATCCTTAAAAAATATTTTGTCAAAACTGAACTAGGAAGAGAATATAAACTCTACGAAACATTACTTAAAAATACTAATTTAAGTGAAGGCAAAGCAGAAATAGTAATTTCCACTATCCTAGAATCAGCTAAACATTTAAATCAATCTATATTAAAAAGACAGAAATATAATTTAATTAAGGAAATTAAAACTTACTATAACATAGATGAGTTTTTTAGGACTAAACTTCCTAATTATAAAGCTCAAGCTTCAATTTATATTCTTTTAGAAAATTATACTCAAACTTCTTCTCCTAATATTTCTCAAGTAATTAATAATAAATTAACATTATTAGAATATTTGACTTCACTATCATCAAATAAACAAATTATTGAAAATGAAGTTATAGAAGAATTTAAAAAACAAGATAAAGATGTTAGAATATTAACATATAAAATATTATTAGATAAATTTAACACTAAGTATGGTAATTTAAACGAAAACCAAAAACTAGTACTTAAAGAATTCATTGAATCTACAGACTCTACTATTAAATTAAAAACTTTCTATAATCAAAAAATAGTAGATATAAAAAATGAAATTTTAACCCTCCAAGAATCTGTTTCAGATAAAGTAACTAAAATTAAACTAAATGAAATTGTTAACTATTTAGTTGAATTAGATAAAACATCTAAAGTTACTAATGACCATTTAGTTAATCTTTTACAATATTATGAATTGTTAGAAGAATTAAAAAAAATTAAATGACCCAACTCACAGAAAAAATAAAACAATTAGTTCGTGCCAGACTTAAAGAGGAAACTGCAACTGGTACTGGAGCCTCAACAACAACTGGAGGTGGGGTAGGAGTATCAGCTAAATATGCTTATCGCAAATCTTCCAAAGAAACCGATAATATTTATCGTAAACTAGGATTTAAACCAGTAAATAAAAAACAACTGCGTAAAAAATCTAAATTTATTGATCCAAAAGATTTATGGACACATAAATTAAATGAAAATTTTAATTTAGATGATTATTTAAATTCTTTAGGAGTCGAAGACGAAAAACTTAAAAGACATATAGCAGGAAGAATTACTGATTTTAATGATATAGAAACTAAATTAAATGAATTAATTCCATTATTAAAACAGGCAAAACAAGATACTATGAATTATTATAAAGCTAACCCTAGCTTTGAAATGAAATATAGTACTAGTAATGCTATTGAATATTTAGATGATTTAATTGAACTTTTTCAACCACAATAAAAAATATGAAAACACCAACCATACAAGAACAATACAATCTTATTAAAGAAGGTAAAGGACATAAAGGCGTATTTATGAAAACAGTACGTAGCTTATTTCCTGAATATATAAATCAATATACATCATTTGATGATACTGTTAGTATTTTAAAAAGTAAAAGTGTTTTAAGTGAGGGGATTGGTGGTTTAGTTACTACTGGTAGAAAACAAGATTGGCATGCTATCTTTAATGAGAATATGGGTTCTATGAATTATGATTCATGGAAAAAAGAATTAATAGATATTATTAAAAAAGATGCTAATCTTGATGATAATGAAATTGAGATAGATGAAGAAGAAATAAAAAGATACTATAAAGAAGGTAAATCCCCTAATGAAGTATATAATAATATCTGGCTTAAGGATGCAGGAAATTTTCGTTCTTTAAATGAATCTAAAGAAGCTAAAGCTGAAGAAAAAAAGCCTACTAAAGATGTAGTTGATATGGAAACACGTGGGTTTGATTATAAAGATCCTAAAAATATTGACAATGTTTATGGTCAAGAATTTTTATTAGGATATTATACTGAAATGAAAGACCCCAAAAATAAAGATAAAAGTGTTGATGAATTAAAAGAAATTGTTGCTAAAAATTTAGCTAAAGATAATCAACATTATGTTAAAGATGGACAATTTGGTGTTAAAGGTTTAGGATATACTACTGAAGCACCTGGTTTAGGTAAACCAAAAGAAGTAAAAGGTAAATACAAAGCATCAGGAATGGAACCTGTTAAACTAAAAGAATCTAAAATGAACCTAAATGAAAATTTTAGTGAAGAAGATACTGAAAATTTAAAAGATATACTTTTTAAATACATTGAAGACCCAAATGATGCTGAAAAACAAGTAGACGTCTTCTATAACACTGGTGAATTTTCAGACCCAAGACTATCAAATATAAATGATGATGAAGAATTTATTGAATGGTTAAAAGGAGAAGAACCACCAAAAGAAGATAGTAAATACGATGGGTATATTACTAGAGATATGGGTGGTAATCCTGACATTTATGAATCTAAACTACGTAAAGTAATTTCTCAATTAATTAAGGAAGAACTTAATATGAAAGAAATTGAAGAAGTTGGTGAAGATGCTAAGAAAAAAGCAATGGGTAAAAAAATTGATGAGGAAATTGCTAAACGTAAGAAAAAACTTAAAGCATTAACTACTTTAACTGAACTTGAAGAAGATTCTGTTAATCCTAAAAAAGTTAAAGAATTAACAAATGACATTAAAAAGTTAGAAGCTGCTAAAAAGAAATTAAATAAAGGTAAGAAAAAAGAAGAAGTTGAAGAAATTACACTAGTAGATAAAAATACTTCAACAGCTTCTGCATCTGAAATAGACAAAGCAGAAGGAACATCCTCAGGAACTGCAGCAGCCGCTATCGAAAAAGCTAAAGCTACCGGAAAACCAGTAGGAGTTGAGGGCCCTAAAAAATAATATAATGAAACAAGTATTAATAGAAACCCAATACTTTACTGCTAAACCTATCAAATTAGCTGAAGGAAAATCTCCAACAGGTAATCCTTTAGTTCAAGGTATTTTAGCTACAGCCGAAGTAAAAAACGGAAACGGTAGATATTATGCTAAAGATTTATGGGAACGCGAAATAGATAAGTATATGGAAAACGTTAATGCTAATAGAGCATTAGGCGAATTAGACCACCCGGACTCATCTATTATTAATTTAAAAAATGTATCTCACAATATTAAAAAAATATGGTGGGATGGAGATAATGTAATGGGAGCTATTGAAATTCTTCCTACACCATCTGGTAACATTCTAAAAGCATTATTTGAAAATAATATACCAGTAGGTGTTTCATCTCGTGGTATGGGTTCATTAAAACAAATGGGTGAAATAATGGAAGTACAAGATGATTTTGAATTATTGTGTTGGGACTTTGTATCAACACCTTCCAACCCAGGCTCATACATGAAAGAAGTAGGTATGATGAATGAATCTAAACAAAATAAACAAATAAACAAATACCAAAAAGTAAACTCTATTATTACTGATATATTATGTTCTAATGGATCTTGCCCAATATTTTAATATTATGAACACAACCGAACTAAAACAAATTATTAAAGAAGAGTTAACAAAAATCCTAAACGAAGGATATAATTTCAACCCTAATAACCCTAACAGAAAAGGATACGGCGTCAGTGATGATGAACAAAAAATTATTGATTCTTTATTTAAAAAATGGAAGGATGGTGACGACAATGTTAAAACAACAGAAGAATATAAAAAACTTTCCATTTCAGCTAAAAATAAATTAAACGGGATGATCTCAAACTATAGAGAAGAAAGTGGTTTATATTAACCTCTCCTAAAATAGCATTTTAGGATTGATGCCTCTCGAAAGAGAGGCATTTCTCTTTCTGTGCGACTTTGAAGAATCCCCATATATGTATATTAGAATATATCGCGACCCTTTGGGTCACATCTTTATGCGATATTTACTAACAAACTATCTATTACGTTTATAAATAAACGTATTTCCAAACAAATTTAATTGAGGAGAAACAACAAATGAGTAAAGACTTATTTAAAGAAGCAATTGCTGATGCTAAAGCTGTAAAAGAAGCAGCTATCAACAATGCTAAACTTGCTCTTGAAGAAGCTTTCACTCCACATTTAAAATCTATTCTTGCTGCCAAATTAGAACAACTTGATGAAGTTGAAGATAAAATGGAAGAAGCAGAAGATGAAAAAATGGAGGAAATGAAAGACAAAAAAGAGATGGAAAAAGAAAATCTTGACGAATTGGATCTTGAAGAAATTTTAAAAGAACTTGAATCCCTAGAAGAAATGGGTGATGAAGGAGATGATAAAATGGAAGAAGCAAAAGACGAAAAAGATGATCTAAAAGAAATGTATTATGAAGATTCTGAAGAAGAAGGAGGTGAAGAAGAATTCGATCTTGAAAACATGGATATGGATGATTTGAAAAAAGTCATTGAAGATGTTGTCGAAGATATGATGGCTAGTGGTGAACTAGAAGGTGCTGAAGAAGAAGGTGAAGAAGAAGAATTAGATGGTGAATTGGATACTGAAGAAGCTCCAATTGATGAATTAGATATCAATGAACTTTTAGCAGAAATTGAAGAAATGGAAAATGAAAAAGTTCCTATTAAAGAGTATGCTACATTTGTGAGTGATTATTTATCTCCACTAATGGGACTTTTAGCCGCCGGTTTACCAATCGCTTCAATCACAGGCTTGTACTTATATGAAAAACATAAAGAAAAAGCTAAAGACATAGTAGCTAAAGCAGAAGCAGGTGATGAAAAAGCTAAAGCTGAAATAGAAAAAGCCAAAATGGAAGCTGAAAAAGTTACCTCAAATCTTGAAGAAACTGATAATAAAGAAATGGAAAAAACCATTGCTGAATTACGTTCTGAACTTAATGAGGTTAATCTATTGAATGCTAAACTTCTTTACACTAACAAGATTTTCAAAGCCAAAAACCTTACAGAATCTGAAAAAGTAAAAGTATTAACTACTTTTGACAAAGCAACCACTGTAAAAGAAACTAAACTAGTTTATGAAACATTATTAGAAAGTTTAAATAACAAATCTAAATCTTCTATTAAAGAATCACTAGGATCAGCTTCTAAACCAATGGGAGTTACGCAAAAACAACCAATTATTGAAACTAACGAAGTATTTGCTCGTATGCAAAAACTAGCTGGAATCAAGTAAATTAATTATTAACTAAATTTGATTTAAAAACAAATGAACACAATTCAAAACCTTTTAGAATCAGCTAACCCGTGGAAATCACTTCAAAGTGATGCTGCAAAATTAGCTAACAAATGGGCTAAAACAGGATTGTTAGAAGGTCTTAGTAACGAGACTAACAAAAACAACATGGCCCTTATGCTTGAAAACCAAGCAAAACAATTAGTAATCGAGAGCTCTCAAACTGGTACTGGTGCTACTTTCACAGTAGGACAAGGTGAGCAGTGGGCTGGAATCGCATTGCCATTAGTACGTAAGGTATTTGGTCAAATCGCAGCGAAAGAATTCGTTAGCGTTCAACCAATGAACTTACCTTCTGGTCTTGTATTCTTCTTAGATTTCCAATATGGTACTACT